ACATCAGTAGATCGTACGCGCCCGCCCAACCGCTCAGACGATCGCCGCCGTCTTGATCAGCTGCCGGGCGCGGCCCAGGTTTTTTCGTATCTCCGGGAGCTGGTTCACCTCCAGCATGGCCGCCACGATCTCGGCGGCCTGGGCCAGGGTCAGGTGCTCGGAGAGGTAGGCCTCATCGATCCCGAACAGCCGCTCGAAGAGGCGCTGGACTGCCCCGGTCAGCAACGGCAGGATCACCGGCAGGTGTTCGTCCGGCTTCGCGAGGTCGATCTCGGGATGCTCCCGGATCACCTGCTCGATGATCTCACCCAGATCCGCGGCGATACGCTTGATCTCTCCGATCACCAGGGGCCGGACGATGAGCTCGCGGTCACCCACAGTGAAGTGACGCTCGGTCGGGAGCACCACCTCATCAACTGGCGGCCGGCGCCGCAGTTCCCGCAGTGCGCTCAACAAGGGAATGCGTGCCATCAGACCGTGTACTCCTCGAAGCGTCCCACCTGGTCACCCGCGGGCCGGCTCGTGTCGGCCAGCACGGTCAGCTGGATGGGCAGGTCCACCTGCTCCTCCTTGCTCCAGGAGAGCGTGCCGGAGGCCAGCACCGCGCAGCGGTAGAAGGCGAGCGCGAACTTCTTCCCCGACCCCGCCGGCAGGATGATCATCACCGACTTCTCGGCGATGGCGGTGTCGCCGCCGAAAGTGAGCCGGCGCCTCCCGTCTCCCAGGTCGTCGATCTGGGCGGAGATGCCCCAGACATCCTTGATGTGCTCCAGGGTCACCTCGGCCAGAGGCACCGCAATTGAGAACGACTCGCCCGTCTTGATGGTGCGCACCGGCAGCAGGGACTCGTTCACCTCGATATCGGAGGTCTCCACCGAGTGTTCGATGTCCAGGCTGCCGTGGGCGTGGCCCATGAAGAGCCCGTCGATGTAGATCTCCTCCGGCGCGCCCTTGATCACGTCATCGGGCGCGAACTGTCCCGCGGCGAAGAAGTAGACTGCCTGGGAGACGCTCTCGTCGGGAGTGCTCTCGCCGAAGTCCGATACCCCGACATCGACGAGGCCGGTGTCCCAGCCATCGGTGTTGGCCGCGTCGATACTCACGGTCAGCTCGGTCGCCGACACATACGCGACCCGCGTGGGGTCCACGTCCTCCCAGGTCGTCTCTCCGTGCTTGCGGTGGTAGACCTTCGTCAGGCTCGGGGTGTCCTCGAAGTCGGTGCCGATGACGGTGACCGAGCTTCCGGCCTTCGCATACGAAGGCTTCACATCGGTAATGGTCGCCATGATTCGTTTCTCCTAAGGCTCGTCCGCCTCAGGCGGACTGGTTACGAGGATGGCCGTCGCAGGTCGAAGGCCAGGTTGAGCGATGCCAGGTGGGCCGTGCCCTCCTGGGTCTCCTCGGTGCCGACGTAGGCCGGACTGCTCATCGCCTCGATGGTTAGTGCCCACAGATCCCCACCGAGGTCGAGGTTCTGCTGGCGGTGGAGCTTGCCGAAGATCGCGTAGGCCTTGCGGAGCGCGTCATCCGGTATTCCCGCCCGGGCGAACACCATGACCGTGGGCCGTTCCCGCTCGGTATAGCTGTCGGGTGGGTAGCCGCCGGTGGCATGTAAGCTCACGCACGCCAGCGGCGAGGATGGCCGGTGCACCTTGAAGATGCTCGTGCCCACCACGCCCTCTCCCTGGGCCTCGAGGTACGCGGCAACCTGGTCGATGAGCAGGCTCACTTCAGCGCACCTCGCAGGTGGTCAGCCAGGTTGTCCTGGTAGCGGGCCCCGTGGTCCTTGAGATTGTCCTCCAGGTACTTGGCCTTGCCGCCCTTGGGATGGTTGAAGTCGAGGCGCTCATGCTGTGCCAGCGCGTAGGGAGTGTTGAAGCCGACCTCGCCCACGACTGCATCGCCTGCGCCGCCCTCGACCACACGGTGTGTCACCATCTCCGGAGCTTCCGGCTGGTCCTCCACCTCGCGGAATCCCCGGCGTGCCACCGCCTTGCCGTTCGCGTAGACGGTGGCGTGTCCGCTGGCCCGCAGCGTCCCTTCATCCACCGGCGCATCGCGCATGGCACGGCCCAGCAGATCCTCGGTGTTCTCGATCATGCCCCGCACCGCGGCTTGCTGGACGCGCTGCCACACCTCGCCGTCGCGGGCGAGCTGCCGGGTGAGCTCCGCAATGCCGCGGAACTCGATCCCGAATTTGCCGCGGCGGGTGGCCATGAACCTATCCCTACTCGGCCTTCGCGGCCGGAACGAAGCTGCCGAAGCGCGACTTGATGAGGTCGCGCACGGTCTCGATCCCCACCGCGGCCAGGCCGACCCACCAGCCCTGTACGCTGTGGATGTCGGAGAGCATCACCGCCAGCGCGGCGAGCGCGCCGACCACCAGCCCCTTCGTAATCGTCAACCGCCAGTCCATCTCGTTACCCTCCGAACCATTTGTCCGCGATGGCGGCGAGAATCTGCGGCAGCGCCTCCTTCACCGCACTCGCCACCGCCGGCGGCTGTGCTTCCAGCCACCTCGCCACGGCCGGCGCCGCCAGGATGCCCGCTGCCGTCTCCGGCTTCAGCAGCCGCTCTGCTGCCTTGCGCCGGAACCGCTTCTCGTACCACTCCGAAAGCATGCTCATAGGTAAGCTCTCCTTCCCATCGACTCGCCCCCCAGTCCCCGGGAGACCGAGACCGCGATCACGGTCAGGTACGTCGACCCATCGAGCGACAACTGATCACCAACCGCGACTGCTTCATCCGGCGCGAGCGTGACCGACACTTCCGAGATCACCTGCTCGCCCTGCGCGTTGCGCACCAGGCGGCGCTTCTCCAGCCACCGTCCCTTCGTCTGTGCCGCCGCGCCGAAGCTCGGCTGTCCGTACCCGTCCACGCCGATGCGCGGCCTGCGCCAGATGCTCTGGTTCAGGTAGGCGCTGATCACTGTGCTGACCCCGGCGACCATTCACCGACTGCCGAGTCCGAAGTGGCGATCACGCCGCCTCTGCTGATGTATCCGACGAGCAGACTGCGCGCCTCCGCGCTGAGCAGCACCTGCCGATCGGCACCGGAGTCATAGCTCTCGCTCAGACCGTCGACCGCGAAGCTCTTCACGCCCGCGGCCTGCAGCGAGCGCCGGCGCTCGTGTTCGGTCCCTCGCGCCAGCAATGCCAGCGCCTCCTCGCACTGCGCCTCCTTCACCGGATGCGGGATGACGAAGGCGCCGGCTGCGTCGGTGTCGATCACCCGCGGGAAGCGCAGTCGCTGCCGCGGGTCCGTGAACGCCGGCCGATTGCCATCCCAGTAGCGAAGCTGCTCCAGGTGACGGCAGGCGGTGAGCAGCGCCTTCTCCTTGTCCGCCTCGGAGGCACCGGCCCACGCATCAGCATGGAGCCGTTCGGCGAAGTAGTCCTCCGCCTCCGCCAGCGTGATATAGGAGTTGCTGTTCTCGCCGCCGACCGTCGCCTCGATGGCCACCGCTCAGTCCTCGACTTCCTCCACCAGGTGCGGCGCGGAGAAGAGCAGGTGGATGGCGTGCGCGGCCGCGAACGGCTTCGGCTCCGGCGGCACCACGAGGATGTGCTCTCCGTAGCGCCACTGCACGTCCTTGCCGGTCCTGCTGCGCAGGTACACAGTCAGCCCCGCGGTGGCGGCCTTCTCCAGCGCCTCCGTGCGGGCCGGCTCCTCCAACGCCAACATCGCGGTGAGCTTGCCGACCCGCTTGGGAGCAGGCACGCTTGGGGCCGTCATCGGCACTGGACCCTCCGGTGTCGTCGGGGCCACCGCTACGGACGTCTCTGTTTCCTTCACATCACCCTCGCCCGCGGTGGGCGGGAGATTCTCACTTCGCATAGTGTCCTCCGAAGATCGGATTGGGGCCGGCGCAACCGCAACCGGCCCCGTTCCGTTACTTGCCGATCGCCAACCACTCCACATCCACCGCCGCGGTCGCCGCGATGAGCGTACAGTCGCTGGCCGACGTCGGCTTCCAGCAGTAGAGGCTGATCCGCCCGGCGGCCGCGCCCAGCGACCACGTCGCCAGCGCGACCTCCAGTCCGGGTGCCGTGGAGCGCTTGATCGAGACGATCACGTCCTCCACCTGGTCCAGTCCGGTGTCGAGATCGGCGGCCGACCCCGTCACCGCAGTCACACCCCGGGCGATCTTGCGCCCGTCCCGGCAGTCAGCAATGATCCGAGCGACGCTCATGGCTCACCCCCTCACGCCGCCAGGTCCTGCAGGCTCCCCATGCGATAGGGGTTCCGGCAGACCAGCTGGCTGTAGTGGGTGACCCAGATCACGTCCGAGTCCTTGGTCTTGGCCATGGGCTTGGCCTCGAAGTCCTTGAGCACCGCGTACTCCAGCAGCTCCTCATTCACGAAGTCCATCCGGGTCTGGGAGTAGCCGGGCACCTTGATGAGAGGCACACCCTCGAAGTCCAGGGCCTGGTAACCGCCGGTGAGGGAGGTGGGATTCTGCTGGCGGCGCTCGGCCCGCAGCAGGTCGCCGTAGCGGTACCACTGGGTCGAGCCGGCGTAGATGGCGGTCACTCGTCCGCCCCGCGCCTCGACCGTGGACTTGACGGTGCGGATCAGCTCCTCGGAGAGATTGCGGGGAGTGCCGCCGTTGGCGTTGACGTAGGACTTCCACCAGGTATAGGTGCCGCGGTCCAGCCCGGCATAGGTGCCGGTGTCGGCGATCGCGGCGAACAGCCCAGTGA